GGGATTTGGAAGTTCCCAGCGAAATTAAGCCCCATTGAACGTGCCTCAGAAACAGCCTCTTGGTGTGCTTCTGCTTCAGCACCTTCTAGTGGCTTGTTAGCCATAAGATTCTGGATACCTCTTACTACAGACATATCAGAAGCAAGTTTTTGCTCTGGTGTTTTCTTAGGATGCTTTGGCGCCGTTTTTCTTGCTAAGATTCTTTGTTCTGCTTCCATTTCTTTCGCTAATTCAATTTTTTTGTCCAACGATCTTTTTTCGTCTTTCAAAGTTTGCCATTCCGTTTCCTCAACTTCTGTAAGTTCACGCTTCTCAACTGTTTCTGACCCCTTTACTATAAGCAAAAGATCAGCAGTTTTTTTGTCTAGTGCCTCTCTGGCTTCTAGTAATTCATTCAGACTTCTCATTGATCTGTTTTTTAAATTAAAAAAAATTATAATAATTCAATTTCCATCGCCTGAACCTTTCGCTTCAAACAATTTTCTTTTTTTTCTTCTACTATTAGCGAATCTGCGGCCTCTTTTACGCTACGCGCTAACGCCGCTGGATTAGACCCGTGACTCACGACACCCCAATCTATCAACCTCCATTTTGTGAACGTCTTAATATCTTCGCCGTTCCGCTCCTGATACTCCGCCTCCGTTGGCACTGCTCTGATCGATGCCATTTTTAAAGTTCCATTCGCTATTTTTCTCGCTACTTTATCCGCTATGGGATTATCGCCCTCTGGTTCTAATGTTAGAATAGCAATTGTATTTGTTCCTTCTGTTCTGATTTCACTCGTGCCAATTACATCGTCTGGGTTTTGAGAGTTAAAATCTGGATGGCCAAACGTCACAATTGGATTATTTGCATACCTAGAAAGATCAATTCCATCAGCGGCAAATACAGTTCTATGCATATCCACATCTTCTGTAGATATCACAAATTCGTACTTTCTGCCAGAGCCTTCTACTGCTCTTGGTTCGATTAATCTTTCTATACTTACTATATTATTCATCAGTTGTACTTTTTTTAGTTCCGTTAGCAACACTTTCTATATAGGTGTCCATTTTTGACATCGGCCAAACGTTATTGACTGGTATATATATCTCATCACCTCCTTCTACTGGATTAAGATCATTCATTCGCCTCACCTCGTTGATTGTAAGCTGACCTCCTTTGATCGCTCTGTCAAAATATTGCGATCTAGTATCTAGGTCTGCTCTTGAGATTGCATCTATGATGCACTTAACGTAGTGTGTCTTAGTCTCTGAAGGCCTGAATATTTTTCGGTTATGCTCTTGTTCCCACGAGACACACAATGGCGTTAATACGTTCTTATCAAAGTCCGTTAGCATATTCTCCAAGTTATTATACTTAGAGTCACCCATTCCTAGCTTACCAGCTGGGGTAAGGAACAAGGCCAATATAGATTCTCGTGTGAATTGTTCTGATTGTATATGCTGTAGGTCGGCAAAATTCATTGATGATTTAGTAGCTTCAAACTTACCACCATTCGACAGAAACGCTATTTTTGTTCCTTCTTGTACACCACCATATATAGCTTGAAATGATGCTCTCAATTCTCTCAATTGATCATTTGTGATATTCGCTTCTGTCGGATAAGACACAGTACCACCTATTTTGAGACCATTGGAATACAATTTATTCCTATAATCTAAGGATGCCTTAGACATTCCAAGTAGCTCACTATGGTTAGTGATCCTACTGACACCGAAGCATGGGTCTGAGCTTAGATCGGCCCAGTGGATCATGTCCTCTCCTCTTATTATCTCGTCAGAATCCCACTCCTTAAACCATAAGTCTTCTTCGCCATTGCTATACTCGACTAAAAATGGCATCGTATTCTTAGAATCTAATATTCTATACGAAATCGGTCTTCCATTATTATTTCTAATGATTTTAGCGTATGCATTCCCAAAAACCATCAAATTAGTGGCCATAGACCTCTTAAATGAGTATGATGTATATAATCTGCTTGGATTAGCTTTTAATAAGTTATATTGGTCGTGATCACGCTCTATAGTGATCTTTTCCCCTTTTCTAGAGTAAATCTTTGTAGGTAGAGCAGCAAAAGACTCAGCGATAACTTTAATCACAGCATATACGATATCTATCTTCAATGCTCCAGAAGTATCAATCGCCATTGGCCCAATGCTAGGAACTCCAAAAGAACCCATATCAACGAATGATCTTGATTCTACTGGTTTAGACTTACTTGAAAAAAGCCTAGATATAAAGTTTGCCATAAATTGATAATTGCTTATATGCAAATATACAAGTCAAAGCAATGCAAAACATAACAAAATTTAAATTTTTAATTCTTTTTCATATCTTGATTTTGCCATTCTAAAAGATTCTATATTTTTATATTTTTGAATCCCATATTTTTCTAGCAATCTAGATTCCAATTTCATCCATATTTGGTATTGGTATTTTTCTCCGGTATACAAAGAATAGTATTCGCTAAAATATCCTTCTTTTGTCCGTATATTATTTTCCTTAGTCATATATCGGTATTTCGCCATCAAGTAAAGCTATTGCCGTATCTGGCTTGTATTCATTTATATCTTTGGTATATCCACCAATCGCCATCACCATCGCAACAACTCCGTCGACCTTATTTGATCCTTTCTGTTTATCTATCTTTATGTTGCCGGCAGGATCGGTGCTTGTAATTGCGTTTCTGATATGCCATTCCGTTATCGGATTATTATTGTGGATTATGCTGCCAGCCTTTACCATAGTAAATAAATCCTTGCAAGGTTGCGACATACTAGCAAATCCTTGTCCAAATGGATCAAGATTGATGCCTTTGTCTATTAAATTAGGAACTAATAGATGCGAAAGATATCTATCATACTCTATATACTGTATATCGTACATCTCAGCGCATTTTTCAATATCTCGCTGGATATACTCATAATCTATTACATTTCCGCTTGTGGCTTTTATATAGCCTTCATCAACCCATTTTTGGTAATCAACGCCATCTGTCCAATCTGTGCCTTTAATTTTTGACTCCGGACAGTAATAAAATGTATGTGTATGGAATTTTAAGTTTGGAATTAGTAAATCGTATTCTTCACGAGTTATTTCTTCGTTGTCTAATCTTGGTCTATTTCTGTCTATTGCTGAATAATATTCTAAAAATTCATCATCAGATGGAATAAATAATAAACTAAATGCAGTCAAATCTTCGACTTTAGATAAATCCAACCCGCCATAACATCTTCGACCTTTAAAATCTTCAATGTTAAAATCTGCGCCGCAAGCATTCCAATCTTTGCTAGATATCCATTGCTTGGCACTATCTACCCATATGTTAAGTGATTTTGTCTTGAAATTGACAATAGCTTGACCTCCTTTCTTTTTCGCTTCTATTGCTTGTTGGATTAGCGGCTGCCATTTGGGAGTGATTCCGATGTTTGGATTGGCTTTCTCCCACTCTGGTAAGTTGTCTTTCCTAATATCAGATATCTCTAGCTTGTCAAATTTATCAGCATCATCCTCATCTACCGTAAAAATAATGGCGAATAAAGACTCTAGATCGAATGCTCCATCTAATAATGGTTCTACTACATTCTTGCGATATTCATAACAAGGCCCATTTTTATTGAACCCAGCAGTTGTGATGATCATGATTAACGCTTGTTCTCTTGATACTGCGCCAGATTCCATATTGGCTAAAATAGCATCTGATGTATGTGCATGATATTCATCTGCTACACCGCAATGAACGTTCATCCCATCCTCTGTAGCTGAATCTGATGTCAAAGTTTTTATAAAACTATTTGTGGATTTGTTTTGTATTTCATTTCGCATTACTCTACAAATAGAATTGACCTTTGGCGATTCTTCGCTTAGTTTACGCATCATTATCTTTGCTGGTCTAAAAACGTGATCCGCTTGTGGCCTTTTGGTTGCAGCAGTATAAACTTGAGCGCCTTCTTCCCTATCATAAAAAGCCATGTAAACTTGCAAAGCTGCCATAAATTCAGACTTGCCAGATTTCTTTGCCGTTTCTATGTATACTTTTTTAAATCTTCGCAATCCATCATCCTTTCTTACCCATCCAAATATATTAGCAATCATGAAAGCCTGGAATGGTTGAAGATCAAATTGTTGATTTGCTAATGATCCGCCGGTATGTCTTAATCGTTTTATAATTCTAATTACTCTATCAGCTTTATCTTCGTCAAATTTATAATCGAAATCTTTTTTCTTTAAATCATTGACATGGCGCTCAACCGATTGTTTTACAAATTTACATGACAATTTTTTGCCAGATATTACATCAGAAATAAAAGTATGATATAGTTTTTTACTCATCTATTTTTTTAATATCTTTTTCTAATTCCACCGCTTTCTGCAATGCAGCCAATGCCCTCCATGCTACTTTACAAAGATGCCGAACACCATCATCATCATATATATCACCGCTGGAATGGTCTATTAAATGTCGCATCATGGCATCTAATTCATCGCCAGACTTTTCCCTATCCCAATGTAATTCTGTATCTGGATGGTGCTGGTCATTTCCAACTTGACTGCATCTTGAAATTTCAATTAATGCTAATGGGAAATATTTTACCAATCCGGTATAAACTGGATATCCTTTTCGTTCTTGTGATTTCATATTCTGTTTTTCGTTTTTGTACGAACTCCAATATTTTGAACTTTGCCAAGTTTTGTCACGTCCAATTTCCTCCACTTTGTGTCAAAATACTGACGCTCTCCGTTAACAATCTTAGTTCTTACTACTGGGATATAGATTTTCTGTCCAGTCTTATTGTCTTTATAATTTGGTGTCATAGTCTTTAAAGTTTTAAAAAAAAAAGATAACAGAGTGTGAAGATTCCATTTTGTGCCAAAACAGAACTTACACGAGCGTTATCTACAATACCTCTTTTGCCAACGCTTCTAGGTGGTCAATGTATTTTTCCAAATCTCGCATATACTCAAATGCACTATGAATACCATGCCACTTCTTTGTAGTTTTAGGTGAATATGTTGTGTGCCCACCTGTTGTTATTATTTCCCTATGATCATATTGGTATTCGGATTTTATTGGTCTTTTCATAGTTAGTTTATTTTGCCTTCACACGACGAGGTACAGAAGATAACAACCGCTATGACGGCATACAAGTACAGCCGCATAGCTTTGCCGTTATCTACAATATCTATTTTGCCGCCCTCTTATATGTATTCACCCACACAAACCTTCTGCATACATAACAAAATACCTGTGTATTGCCCGTTTTAATTTGCTTGTCTGCCCAATCGAACCATTGGTTATAACCATCTGGTTCTTTCATCTGATGTTTTATATGTGGGTGTACACATATTGTGTCTTTCTTT